TAATTTTTCGATCGGAGTTCCTTCTAAAAATGCCCCAATAATCAACGATGTATCAAAGAAGTCCATTTCTTCTGCTTCTTCAATCGTCTTATCCAAAACGATTGCTAAAAGTTTTGTAATTTTTTCATCAGGTAACACCTCTAACGCAAATTCAACAATTTGATCGATCGTTGGGAATTTGAATTCCCATTCTAAATTTCCATTTTCATCTTTTTTCTGTTCGCCAACTTCATCAAGTGCAGGGCGTTTTTCCGTGTTTGCTTCTCGCCATTTTAAATAGTCGTTGTAAATTATCAAACCGTCACCGGCAACGAATTTAACTAACGACACTACTTTCTTATTCGTTAAGCGCGGTACAGGAATCTTACTTCCATCGCTTAACTCCACCATTTTCATTTCAGTTACTACACTATTGATTTGTTCTACTGTTGTATTTTCAGTCATGTTATTCTCCTTTTTAGACAAAATAAAAGACCCTGCTGATAAGCAAGGCCATGCGATTACAATACTTGTTCGATTTCAATGAAGACATTTTCATCTTCGGGCAGGTCGTCCTGAGCGAATGAAGTAAACGAAACTGGAAGTGTTGCCTTTTCTTTTCCGTGATTTGTTTCGACATTATCGCTAATCTTCACTTCATAATAGTGGACCATTAAGAATGTCCCGTCTTCACGTTTTACAATCAGAGTTAAGCTATATGAAGCAATTGACGTTGGTGCTCCATAACTAATCGTCTTAGTTCCGAGTTCTTTTACTGGTGTCAAAGTATCAGTTGTGGAATATGCTTTTGAAACACCTTTTTTCAATGTGATAAGATCGTCAGCGGCTTGAACAGAAGAAATTTCAATTGTTTCCTCACCAATTTTAGCAAAACGGACGGTTTCGAAATCAACGCCTTTACCAGAGGCTACTTTGATTTTTCGGTTACCTTTATTAATGGCCGCAGCTAGGGTCGCAGGATCACCGAGGTCGGCTGCTGTCTCGGTAATATCTCCACCAGCCATAGCTAACGAACGATTGTCAATTGAATTTTCCATTAATGTGGTACCAATAGTGTTGGTCCATCCGCTAATTGTTGTATCAATAGGAGTAACTGATTGGTCAATCGTTACTTCTTCTGTTTCGTTGCCACGAGAACGGCTGATACCTTCCGTTGTTCCACCAAGATCACGGAAACCTTCCTTTAGCTCAAAAGTTTTCATATCCATTACATCTGAAATTTTTGTTGGACGAAAAGTCGTATCTTCACCAATGATTAGACGTCCAGCGCCCCCTTGGATGTTCTTTTTATTAAAATGGAAAAATTGGTCTTTTGCCATTATTTAGTTCCCTCCTTCTTTTCTGTTTCTTCATAACTCCATGACGAGCTAGAAATTTTCAATTTTTGAAGTTGCTTCTCAGTCAATTCAAGGATTTCCCCATGAATGATAACTTTCGGAACACCTTCGATATTGACGCTTAACGTCGTTCCAGCACCAGAATTCGATTTAGCCATTACTCTGACTTTCGATTCTTTATTTGCAACTGCTTCTTGCTTTGTTTCTTTTTTCTTATCTTGAGCTTTCTCTGCCAAAATAGTTCCTCCTTAATTTTCGAAATAGTTAATATACATGAAGCACCACGCCTCGTCTTTTTTGGACACATCATCGACATTCGGAACTGGTGACATTTGAAAATCAATATCAAAGACATTGACACCCGCTATATCAGAAAAGTTCCGTTTTAAATAATTACCAATTTCTGTGCATTTCTCCAATGCCTCTATATCGCTTTCTGAGCGTACTAAAAGTTGTATGGTATTTTTCCCTATTGTCTTAACTAAAAGACAGGGAAGTGGTGCTGTGGCTTCAATTTTCCAAGTTCTAAACGAATTGAAATCTTCAAAAAAAGCAGCCTTCAGGAAATCCCGAATACTGCTTGAAGCATCGACAAAATCCATCGAGCTACCCCTTTCTATGTTCGTAAAACTTTCTTCATCACGTCCAAACCAGAACTGATCATCCGATCCATGCCGTTTTCAAGTCCTCTGGCGTAAATGTTGTAACGACCTTCTAGATAAATTGCGTATGGTACGCCTGATCCAGTCTTGAGAGTAGTTTTAGTTCCCGTCTCTTCCCATTCATTAATGATCGGGCCAACAGCGGAACCGCTTGGACCCAAATAATGAGTAATGAATCCGAGCGAGTTAATGTACGCTGCAGTATCTATGTGATTATCAGCAGAAGTAACTTCTTTCGCACTCTTCGCCCATTCCTTAGCCATTTCAGAAACCAAAGCTTTTCTAGCATCTTTCATCGATCTTGAACCGCCGAGTGTCTCGGAATCAAGTGAAATCGATACTGCTGCAAATTTCGACTTGTACTGCATTTTCTTCTTCATGCTACTCAGCGCCCTTTAAGAAAACTTTGTAATGATGAAGCGTGCGATCGTCATAATGAGGCGTGATAGAGTCCACTTCAAGATTTGCCGTGGTGAGCAAATTCCCTTTATCATCCTTGATGTTTTCAACAGTCATTTGTGGATCGACTGCTGTATCTGGTGTTAGATGCAAACTCATTTCTATTACTCGATCGGTACCAGACGAATTCCTTACATAAACTTTTTTCGTCATGAATCGACATTTGACAGTTTCAGGTTCATTTTTTTCATAGATAGGTCGTCCCCATTTATCCTCACCAACATACTTTTCTCCAGGCAATGTCAGGTCGCATGTATGAATCAATAAATCATCAAACAACACCGATTCTCACGCTCCTTTTTCGTAGGAGTCCTGTTCCCTCCAAAAACATTAAGCAAGAAGGCGCTACTCTCCCAGCTTGTCGGCTAGTAGATCCACCACTTGCAGATCGGCTATAGTCACCGATGGAATAGCTTAATGAACTTTTGGGCGTTCCTGTTATATCTACATCAATACCTTCAACTTGATAGTACTCGATCTGGGCGCAACATGCTTTCTTGATCAGTTCTTGAACATCCTCAGAAAACTTATCTAACCCTATTTTGAGAATCTGATACTCTGTCAACGCGTCAACTATTTCAGTTGCACGTTTAGAAAATCGAGAGAACTTGCCATTTTCGACAGGTGTTCCCTCGAATACTTCTTCATAATACTTTTCGTCAACATAAGCTTGAGCCATACCGCCCACCTACTTTTCTAATGCTTTTTCAGCTTCGATAGCATCATTTTTGTTTCCGATAAAACTTTCACCATTAGACAACTGATAGTTTCCACGACTAATCATTTTTGGAAACTCTGCGCTGGAAGCTTTTTCTGCTGATTGTTCTGTTTTATCATCATTACAAGCCTCTTCTTGTTCGACTGGCTCAAAAATGAATTTGAATGCATCCACAGTTTCCAAATACTTCTTTTCAGTTTCTGTGATTTCAGTTAGTGATGAAGATGTGATTTGTTTTTCACGAAAGAAATAATCTTTTCCTTCAACGGCACTTTTCACTGTATACAGCATAAAAAACGACCTCCTAGATAATTTCGTGTTTTACATTGATAGCTTTTGCCACTGCGTCTTCTTCTTCAAATTTAGTATCTAGTTTCATCGTTAATACTATAATGAACGTCCGAGAACGGATGTCTTTATCGAATTCCAATCGAACATTACGAGAGACACCTAATACAATATTTTTTGGGTGAGTTAGTAATAAGTCCGATACTTTTTCAGCTCCTCCGCTTACTGTAGCGTCGTAAGGCTGCAGCATCGCAATCCCTTTAGTAGGTACTCCATATGCAGCAGGACGATTTGTTCCCGTTAAAGTCGTATCACCAAGTCCGGTATTACGATTGGCAATTTCATCACGCCAGTTTAATTCATTAACATGACTCATATAGTATCGGAAATCAGCTGGGTTTCGTAAATACTTAGCAGGTACAGAACCATAAAGCTTTTTCAATAGCGGACGTTTAAAGTCTCCGCCGTCGTGATCGACAATATGTGAAGTTGCTTGTTTTCGTAATCCATCCAACAATGCTAAGTATGGATCAGAAGAAGTTTTATCTCCATTGACAATTAGCTCTTCAACATCCAAAGAAGCACGTTCTGCAATCATACTGATAATCGTATTGTGCAAATTTCCCCCTTCGATGTTGTTTTCCAACGTATCGTAAGAAATATTTACTTCAGCAATCACTTCTTTTGCATTCAATTCGATTTTACCTGTCGTTGGTTTTGATCGCTTGCTAGCATCTAAAGCTGTTGCTTCAACTCCAGGATGTAAGATACGTTGACCGAATCCGATTTTTTCAATTTTCATCGCATCTGACGTCATTGGGACAGTTCGTGCTTCATTAATGATCGTTGGCTGATCAATCAGCATTTGATAAAACTTTTTGAATTGCATAGGATTCATTAATCCGCCAGCTGCTAAATCACTTAATGTCATCGTTGCTTTTTCAATAATTGATTGGTTACTTGCCATTATTCATTTCCTCCTTTTACTGAGAATAGACTTCCGAAAACATCTTCTTCTTTCTCAATCTGTTCTGTGTAATTTTGTTCTTGATTGTTACTGAAACGAGCTTTTTCAAGCGTCTCAACCTTTTCATTCAAAGGAGCTACCGCTTCTTGAACTGCTTTAGTGATGTCTTCAGCAGTAAATGCTTCTTTTTTCACCTTTTTCTTTGCAGCAGCGGCTTCCTCTTCTTCCTTTTTCTTCTTCTCTTCATCAGTAAGCTTGCCTTCACCATTTTTAGCGTCTTCTAATTTCTGAAGGCGCTCTGTGATTGGATTTAGAGCTTCACCTAATGCTTTTTTTAATTCTTCTTCTGTCATCTCGTGTTCCTCCTTAGATTTTTTCGTACTAAAAAAGGACTTGATCCCATTGACCACGCCCTGCTTTGTTACTGATTTAGTTGTTTGTATGGTTCCGATTAATTCGGATAATTCACTTACCTCTTTTTGAATTTCTGCAACTTTATCTGCATCATCGGACGAATAGTTGTCTAATATGGACCATGCAGCAGATTGGAAAGCTTCGATAGCCGCGTTCACATCTCGGAAAGTCTTCCTTCGATTGAAATTGTTTGTCGTCTGTTTTTTGACTTCTTCAACCTCTGCAGTGCCAGCAAGTGAGTATCCAGTGAACTCGCCTTTTTGAATATCTTCCCACATTTCGTCTGTCGCTTTTGTTACGAGTACCCATGTTCCCTTAGTGATTGTTGTGTCTTCAATTGTCATATCGACAGGCGCGACATAGCTTTCCACTACTTTTCCAGCACTAGTAGTAAAATCATGCTGCTTATCAATTTGTTGGTAGTCTTCCATAAAGCTATGTGCCGCTTTTTCAATTGTCTCAGCATCCATGTAGTCACCGTGAGCATCTTCTGTTTCAGGTTCATAAACAACACCATATACAAGCTTTTGCGGATCGTCAGCTTTCGTCACAAGCTTAACAGCCGTTTCAAATGTCGGCTCGCCTTCCGCTTTTGTCAGGAAAAATGATTTCTTATTCGCCGCTTTATCAACGTAAGAGACATGTGTTACTTTAACGTTTTCTAGTTTTCGCATTTTATCACCACCTTTCGATGTTCTTGATTCATTAGATATGGCTTCAAGCCGGATCACCTGTCCTTTCCGGCAAAGACTGCCGATCGTCTTCTCCATTCAATTCATCAGGAGGCTTTCTCTCATAATCAAGTAAATTCAAATGAGTTTTATGAAACATTAATAGCAAACTTGTTAACGTCATTGGTCGAAAGTTACTACGGTTTTCTTTGTTCTCCATAACTGAACAACTCCTTATTTTTTTAGTTGTTTAACCATTTCCTTGAGTATAATCGCAGTGACATAGATAGAAAATGCTCCTAATGGGGTTAGTATTAAAATGCCTAATATTGTCTTGAACATTATTTTTCTCCTTAATCCACTGGCGGTTTTTCAATCTCATATTCAATTTCATTTCTTGAACGATCAAATATCGGATCAAGCCAGCAGTGACAATAGATGGTTTCCTCAATTGGCGCTAATGGATCACGTGGATATCGAATAAATGTGCCGTTGATATAAAAAAACTCCCCTTTGGCCGCCGTCATTCCATCAGCGGATACATGTGCCGGTCGTGGCTCCTTAACACCATCAGCATGCCGCCACGTACTTCCAATCACATGACGGTTTAGCATCATCGCTTCATATTGAGAGCCGCCGTACATCCGAGTAATTTCAAGGATGGCGATCGATCGAGCACGAACATATCCGAAAACTGCTAATTCCGCTAAAGAAATTCCTTTCTTTTTCTCCTCGTCGTCTCTTTCGTAGTATTTATCTAGTTCACGACTAACTGCATCATCTGTTGTCTGTCGGAGTTCAATTGACAAATTCTTTAACCAATCTTTCAGCTCTTTATATGCCTCTGAATTTTCATCAAAGGGTAACTCACTGCCGTATTGCTTTTTGAATGCTTCTAGTAACGCAAAAAACGCCGCTTCTAATTCAGGAACGATGTCATTTGTCATCGTCGAATCAAAAGAACGCTTCTTCATTGTTCGCTTTAGCTGTTTTTCGGTTGGCGGCTTCTTCTTAAATTTCTGGATCAGCTTATCAACTATCTCTTGCAGTTCTTCGTAATCTATCTGAAAGGCTTCTTCGATCTTTGTTTCTACCAACAAAATGTACTCCATTAGCAAATCAATAAACTGATACTCAGCATTTTCCAGTAGCTTCTTAAGTTCCTTGTCCTCTTCTTCTTTGATCAGAAAAGCCAACTCTATCATTTGAGAATCATCCATCTTAGGACCTCACCTCTTTAATCAACCTGCGTAAAGTTGCTGCTAGCTCACTTGTTTCAGACTTACCATAAGCTTTTTCGAGATCAATTTCACCAGTGAGTGAACCAACGGCATTCCCTTGACTATTAGTAAGTATGGGTTTGTTGTACTCATCGCCATCAAAAGGTCCTAAAGGTTTATTGAGCACTTTCCCGACAATATCACGCAGATCATTTGGAGCTACTGCTTTCGCTTTGATAGCGGGATCAAGAATGGCTTTGATATCTTCCATATTCACAATATTCGAAGTCTTGAAGAATACTTCGACATACTTGAAATCGTATTCTCTAAATAGTGAGTTGATACGCCATTCATACGTCTCACGTAATGATTGGAAAACTTGTTCCTCCGTCAACTCTTTTGCTGTTTCAACAGTCGAACGATTATAGTCAGTGGAAAGGCCAACATAGATTGGAGGCAGTCTGAAGGCTGAAAGTATAGCTTGAATCACGTTTTCATCATATTCGAGAAACAACGCATCCTTCTGTAAAATATCAGCTAACTTCTCAATTCGGATGGCTGGCTTATATTTATCATCTTCACCAAGCATCGCATCAGCAGGTGTTACTTTCTCAGCTTCTAGTAAAAGAAACTTGTGTTGATTTTCCTCACCACCAATTGCATTCGCATAGGATTGAAGTGTCGCTTCTGATTCAGCGGTTAATTGGGCATTCTCTAATGTGATTGCTAGCGGAATGTGTCTGCCTTGCGTAAAATATCGGTAATTCAGTTCATCCGCTTTTCGATTTCCAATAACCTTGATTAGCGCTCCAATCCACCGTGGAATACCGTATGGGTCTTGGAAGTCGCCCTTTTTAAGGTGGATTACCTCGGTTGCTGTTCCGCTGCCTTCTTTTCCGACCGATCCATTTATATTTAGCGGTGTAGGATCACCAAACGTCTTGTACCAAGTGCCACTCTCGACTCCAGAATCCATTAACGGATCTCGAAAACAAAAATAACGGACCTTGATATCCTGTCCGTTTTCGTTTACCACTCTATTCAGTTTTGTAACGGACATATACTCCGGCTTAATCGAATCAATGCCCACGACCTCGCCTTTGCCATTTCGAATTACCTCTAAAAATCCATTCCCACACTCTTCCACGTGACTAATGACCTCTTCAATTACTTCTTTTGCAGGTCGTTCGTAGCAAAGTTCTTTCACCAACAGTTCAAGTTGATTCCATTCAGCTTTCATTTCTGGGGTTTCTTCTAAATCTTCTACTTTGTAACGAATCCCCATTCCAAAACCAACAACGTTCGTTTTGTAAGCCTCAATTGACTGATTGAGGATATCTGATAGATCCGTGATTGAACGCAATACTGACAGATCATATGGAGGGTTTAGCAAAGTTAAGTCTCTAATTTGTTCTCTGCCACCAGACATTTTATATGTCAGACTTCTCTTTTTCTGAATCTTGATATCTTGTTTTTTAATTGGAATATTCCCACTTTTACCGCCGCTAATAATTCTCGATGTCATACTCCACCTCCTAAAATGCTGTTTTTCTATTTGTTCTCCGTTTTCTTGTTTGTTTGTTATCCATCTTCACTAACGCTTGAGACATTGCGTCAACATCATCATCGTGTGCTCCGTTCGGAAAAGCTTCTAACTCATCTAGAACTTCATCCGCCCATGATTTCCAAAGCGGATGTGGTACGTAGACATTTCCCGATTCCCAAAATGGGGCCACAGCCTGAGCTCTGACTTCTTTCCCACCTTGCGGATTCACTGCAACCATTCCAGGTATCTTTTTCTGTAGCATTTCAATGACGGCAGAACCATTTGCTTTATCCTCAACATATTTTGCTTTTGCGTCAGGCCAACGATTTGCCATAGACTGAATAGCTCTCATAGTTTCAACAATACCCATTCGTTCATGATGTCGATCCAACAAATAGTAATCTGCTTCATCACGTGCCCATACGTGTCCGGCAACAAAGTCAGAAGTGTTCTTGTCTTTAAAAGTACAATCCCACGATTGGGCTTGCTGAGAAAAAGAACTAGGCATGACTTTTACATCATCGCCTAGTCCTAATCGTACTTTCATTTCAATGGATGGTACATAATACTTCGCCCACGACCGTTTGAAGATATCGCCGCCAGCTGGTGTTGGGCGCTGTTGGTAAAGAGAAGCCCACCCACGAGATCCAGTTACCGCTTTTGTTTGCGCCGCCCACTCTTCATCTTTTCCTATTTCAGGAGCTAAAGCTTCACCAACTTCACGACCAAGCAAGTCCTTTTCCTCCGCAATCGCTGGTATTTTGATTTCGATCCAAGGTAATGTTTTTTCTTTTAATAAACGACCCGCTAAATCATCTTCATGCCAACGAGTCATAATAATAATTACAGAACCATTTGCTGATAAGCGAGAATAAAACGTATCCCGCCATTCAGAATAAATTTTATCTCGCATTGTCTTACTTTCTGCCTCAGCCCTGTTTTTTACAGGATCATCAATTATCAAAAGATCGGAGCCTCGGCCAGTTGCACCACCTAAGATAGAAGTGCTGTATAGCTGACCTAAATGATTATCAATACCCCATTCAGAAACACTCGCTGTCTCAGAACTTAGTTTCAAATCGAATAGTTCATCACTGTATAAACGAAATTTTTCTCGGTTTTTTCGTCCGAACTTTTTGTAGAGTTCCTCTGAATACGAAACAACCATCGCCAGTTTATCCGGATTCTTGCATAAAAAATAAGCTGGGAAAGTCTCTGTAATAAAAGTTGATTTACCATGTTGTGGTGGTAACTCTACGATGATAAACAACCGTTCTCTATTTGCTATACGATCCAAATAAGGTGAGATATATAACTGGTGTCGTAATGGCTTAAATGTGCACCCATGGGTATAGAAAAAGAAGTCAGCGAAATTTCTCCTCGCTAACTCCTTTAGTGATTCTTTTCTAATTGTCTCAAGATCAACCATCTTGTTCATAGGCTAATCGCCTCAATTCGTCAGTGCTTAGTTCAGCATATGGATTTTTTGCTTTTACTTCACCGGATAACTCTAATTTCTTAGTGTATATACCATCCATTTTGTTCAATGTATCAATTGCTCGAATCTGATCTCCAGGATATTCATCATCATTAGCAATCTCAGAAAGCTTCACCATACGTTCCTTTCGGGTCATAATAGCCTCATCTTGAGCTTCTTCTTGGAGTTCCTTATACCTAGCCAGAACCTCATTTTCTCTGAACAAAGCACTCGCTTTGTTGTCTACTGTAGTGTCTTTCCACCTATTAGCAGAAGCGAACGCCTCTCGGTAAGCTTTTCGTTGTGTCATGCCTGTGATTAGGCATTGGACAAATTTTTCATGTCTTGCATTTTCTAAAACAGGCATCTCTTTCCCTCCAATTTCGACAAAATAAAAAGACCTCAATCCGAGGTCAATGGAATATTTTTCTGAATTCACTCAAATAGCGTTGATGATCTTCTATTTCTTTTTTCCAGTTTTCATTTAAAACATTTGTTTCAATTTTATCAGTCTTGCAGTTTGGACACCTCCCAACTACAACTTTTACTCTCACCTCTGGATCAAGAATTAAGTGTACGAGTATACCTTTTGTATCAAAACAATTTGTACAAAATGGACCCTCTTCGCCTTTGTAATATGTATTTCCGATTTTTTTTACTTCACTTCTCAAAATTTGAACATTTTTTAAATCATGTATTTCTTGCCTCAGTTCCTGATTTTCCTGTAATAACTGTGACATTTCTTTTTGAACTTCAATTACCGCCTTAAGAGTAACCGGATCATTAGTGCCAGTAACAAGTCCTAACATATTATCCCATTTTTCTTGTAATCCCATAAAATCACCTCATTGTCATTTTAACAGGAATCAATCATCGAATCACTAATAACTATGTATTAGGCGGCACATGAACTTTAAAGGAAGAGGAGCTACTCACTTCCTTGTCATTGAATTTTTTGGGTGTGCCGCCATCGTTAAGATAAGCTGAGAAAGAAGCTGTTCACCTCCTTCTTTTTTGTAGGTAATGTGAGTAGCCTACAAAAATTTAAGATAACTCTTTATATCAACGGCTAGTTCAGATGGTTGTTCATTTACTCCACTTTTTAGCAGTTGTCCTGTTTATGATGTTCGTCTGACTAGCTGTAAATATACTAATTTGATAATAATAGTATATAGCAGAAAAACGTGATTAACCCGCCAAATATCCCGCAAAAAACCGCCAAAATAATTGTTCAACGATATGCGATCAATCTGCCTTTTTTATAAGCTTCAGCAAATTCAATTAGAGCTTCTGACATTAGTCTTTCAACGCTGCGCTCAGAGTAGCCAATTTCACGGCCGATTTTATAATTAGAATAACCATCAGGTGCACAGTAGCGGTAATAGAGAACTTGACGACTTGTTATTCCCAAAGACATCAAAGCTGCTAAAATAGCATCTCTTTCAGCTTCAGCTTCCATAAATTGGATCATTCCGTCTTCCGCCTTGTTCCCCCATCTATCGCCTTTTGGCATGTCTGACATGACTGGTGATTTAATATCTATCATTGACTTTCCCGCTATACGTACCCACTTACGATAATTTTTCAATATTTTTCTTGCATTACATTTAGTTTGATAAAAATCGACTTCTCTCAATAGCTCTATCATGCCATCCGCTCCTTATGCTATAATGTTATTGACTAGATAACATTTAGCGCTGAGCGAAAGCTTGGTGTTTTTTTGTGATATAATCGTTGTGAGCTGGGCTTTTCCTTCAATGGGCGCAAGCATATTTCAACTAGCTCAGGGCTGCTATATCGGGTAGCAGTCCTTTTTTTATGCTATAATCCAAGCAGGCTAGGTTTCACTCGCTTCCTACAAACGAATTTCTAGTCTATTGGTCGCCTCTTAAGGAGCTGCGGCCTTTTTATCTTTCAGAATCAGTTAAATTGATGCCGTTTATTTTAGCTTCAACATAAAGTCTGTTTAGAGTATTTCTCTCATTATCAATGTATTTTTCTATGGACGCTCGAGCAGTTGGATTTTGTTTTGTTTTCAGTTCTTCTTCGAGCAAAGCAATCTTATCTTTTTGTAACGCTATTTGTGATCGAATCCTTCTAGGTATCATTTGAAACCTCTTTAATTGGCGACGTTAGCGGAAAGCTAACTTTATTCTTCAAATAGCTTATTCATGTCTATTTCTCTAAACTTCTCTTTGATCCGAACTAATATTTCAAAGCTTGGCTTCCTGAAATCATTCTCCATTTGTCGGTAGTATCCATACGAAAGATTTAAAGCTTCGGCCATTTGACGCTGAGTCAATCCTGCTTGCTGACGAAAACTTTTTAAATAATCCATGTCTACACCTCCTGGTAGAGACGTTAAGGCAATCCTATCTGAACAACAATCGATTTTACCCATTCGTATTTTTCTACTGCATCAGTCGCGGTTTTATCTGCTATTTCATCATCAACCTCTGCTGGTATCTCATCTAGTACATTTTGGACCAGTTCTTCAAAATCATAGGTCTTGAAATAGATTCGTTTTCCGTTATCCCAAACATAATCAATCTCCGCTCTTCCAAATGAGCCTAACCAAGTTGTGTGTTCATCACTAGCTACCACTTCACTGTCAACCATCGGAACAATTGGTAGATCAGGATTTTTTTTGATCAGATTAAGTAGCTCCGTCACATTTTCCATTTGAATTTCGCTTTGTGTTTTCATCAGATTCCCCTCCTATATACGCTAATTAATAAGCTCCACCTTAAATACATGGCGATATTGAGAACTGATTCGTTCTCCTGCCTCGTTTTCATCAAGAGCAAATATTTTAATGGATTCCACCGGATTTGATTCAGTCAAAACGTTCGTAAAGAACACCTTAAACTCTTTTTCTTTTAAGAAATCTCCTTCGTCCATCATGTCACTCGCCCATGACTTATCATCATTATCAAACTGTCCAATGAAACTATCCTCAGAATCTACCTTTGGATTGTAAGCACAATATCTGATGGGGACAATTTCCAAACAATCTTCGTGATAATATTTATATTCAACTTCCACAATATCTTCAAACTGACGAAAGGTTTTATCACAAATCGGACATTTTTTCATTGTTCCACCTCCAACAACTCTTTATCCTCGTAGATGTTTCCGATTACTTCTATTGGTAAATCAACGCTATATAATAATTCGAATTCAGTATCAAGATTTTTATAGTCAAGATAGAACCCGCCTTGTACAAATCTGATTACTGACATACCATCATTTAATACGTCTCCGATAATCTTCACTATATCCCCCTCAAATATCTCCACGCCATTCTTGTCTTTAAGGCCTGTTGACTGCATTAATTCAATATCTTCAAAACGATACCAGTCTAAACAAGTAGTACAGGTGCTATCACCACAACCATTTATTCCTACTGGTTCATCGTCTATGCCGTTAAGAGTGAGATCATTAACTGGATAAATTTTCTTCGATTTTTTTATATAAGCTTTAAACTTCGGTATCATATTACTCACTTCCATTTCTAATTTGTTGTACAATAGTGATGAGCTGGCCCCTCCTTTTTTCAATCGGGTTAAAAGCATATTTTAATCAGCTCACGACCGCTGACCAATCCCCAGCGGTCTTTTTTGTTACAAATTATTTATGACTTA